GCTCCATTGCGAACTGACCACGCTTGAAAGTGTCAACCCGAATGCCCTTGTCCATTGTTCGCAGGACCGGCCAGAAGAGTTGCTGCTGAAAGTCATGGACTTCCCGGAGTTGCATCTTGTCGATGTTTGACTGGAGGACGATGTCGACTTCGAAGGTGATGACCGCGTCCTTGCAGTTGTACTCCCAAAGTTGATCCTCCCCGGTCTTGGCATCCCAGGTCTTTCCATCATCTTTCCAGTAAGTGTGGTTGACGCAATACATACTGCTGAGGAAGTCAAGCCCCTTCGACATGTTGGAGAAGCACACGTGCTGGGCAAGCATGGTGTCGCGGGCGAGGTTCGGGAGGAAGTGGAGATGGCGGAGGAAGTACTGCGCGTCGTAGGAGAAGTTCTGGCCCAGGACTTGGCAATTGGGGTGGGTTAGTAACTTGTACAAGAGGTAGGAGATAACAGTTTCCTCTTCCTCTTCCCAGTAACCAGTGGCTCGTTCCGCACACATAATTGGGAAGCAGATCGCCTCCGCGGTTGACCATGCGATACCGATGCAGGCGGTATGCCCCGCACGGGTTTCGATGTCAACTGCCAACGGTGTGGGGCGAGCTTCGACGACCTTGATTAGCATGTGGAGGTAGTCAGTGGCCGTTGAGTAATCCGGGCGGATTATGAATTTATAATCCGGGGGTGAAACCTCCCGCTTTTCTCCTTGCACCTTGCACCGCCGCAGGTCATGAACCATGATCTGGCGCAGGCTCCACTGCCGAAACACCATTGTCGGGCTGAACGTTGGGATGACCTTTGGCTTGTAATCGAGGGCCAAGGACAAGTCGCACTCCAGCAATGAACTGCGCCAAGTCGTAACCCCCCACTTCCCTGTCAATGCCCACATTGCTACGTTGCCCAGGGCAATGATGACGTTCGGGCGCACCATCTCGATCTCCCGTTCCAGCAAGCTGATACCCTCCCAGACCGGAGGCAGGCAATACTTGTCCCGGACGAGAGCATGCTGGGGAGTGATGTGCATCTTCTTTTCCGCGATGAACGCTCCGATGTCATTGCCGGGAGGTTTGATGCGGATGACATTCGTTACGAAGCAGGTACTGCGCATGATCCCGGCTTCCTGTAACATTCGAGATAACTCCTGACCAGATGCTCCGACGAAGGGGGCAGATTGCTGGATCTCTTGGTCGCCGGGGGCTTCGCCGACTATCATGATGCGGGCGGGGACTGGGCCGGTAGGACGGATCATGCTGGACTCCCTTCTAGACACAGGCGAAAATCATTGCCGCACTCCCAGGGATATAGCATATAGCGGTCGAACCACTCTCTACCAGTTCGTATTGTACCAGGGTTGTCATAAGACGTGCAAACTGTAATTTCCCAGCGCATAGCCATCTGTTCATCTTTTGTTCTAGAACTTGCCATAGCAGCCTCTCCTTTAAAAAAGTGTCGGTGTTTCCAGTGCCTTGCACCTTGCTATCCTCGCTAGGCACATGCCATAATATTCCGGATTCAGCTCCGTTCCAACTGCCGTGCACTTAAACCCATTCGCAGCCTCGAAGATCGTACCAGATCCAGCGAACGTGTCAAGAACTCGGTCTCCGGGACGAACACTTCGCTGCAAGAGGTTTTGGTAGAGCGCGGCCGGCTTTTGTGCGCCGTGGGAAAAGTTCTCGTCTGCAGAAGTAGAGATAACATCAGGATAGATGTGGGTCGTTTGTTTTTTTCCTTTGATTGCATAGAGAATGATTTCATATTGACGGCGGGGACCTTGGTCGGGGAGAGGTACGCGACCGGAGTTCATTTTGTGGTTGATTAAGGGAGTGCGGAAGACATACCAGCCTGCGGTTTCCATCATCCGCTTTAGCTCGTGGTAGTTGTCGATGTCGCAGAAGACGTAGGCATGGGCTTGTGGCTTGGTTACTTCATAGGACAGCATCGTCCAGCGGCGCATCAAGGTTACCCAAGACTCATAGCTGTCGTCGTAGCGGTGTTCGATACCAGTCAACTTCCCCCCGGCATCACCGAAGTCCTGAGCGCCCATGCCATAAGGAGGATCGGTTAGGATGACGTCGAACTTGTCAGCATCGGGTAGTGTGACGGCGCCCCGCATGTAGTCCAGGCAGTCAACGTTGAGTAGAGTGTGGAGGTCGGCGTTGAAGGTCGCTCCGACGACCCGAGCAAGCTCGACGTTCTTCGCGGACTCTTCTTGCTTTTTAAGGATCTTGAAGGCTTCGTCCGCGGACTTGGCTTTCGCGATAGCGGGGTTGGACAGGTGCTTGCTGACAAGGATTTCTTTGCGGACTGTATCTTGGTAAGCACCTTCCGATTTACCAAGCAGTTCGTGGGCTGTTTCAGCATACGTCTGGGCAGGTTTCTGTTCGAGGGCTGGTAGGGACTTGTTTACCTCGATGCGTTGGGCGCCGCGGAGCTTATGCAACCTCGCAACCGCCGCTGCATGTTCCTGCCACGTCAAGTCCTTCCGCTTCAAGTTCTCATCGAGCTCAGCTTCTTCCGCTTCGAGGTCAGTCAGGTCGCCGAGGTTGGTAAACGGCATTTCACCTTCCGGGACTTGCTGATTATCACACTTGAACGAACCGCCGAGTTCCCAAATCTGGGAAATGGCCTTCATCCGGCGTTCACCCGCAACGAGGGTCCAGGTACCATTTTCATTGCGCAGGACTGGCGGGTGCAGCAAACCGCGCTCTTCGATCGAAGTGACAAGTTCTTGAAGGGCTTCCGGCGCGAACTCCTGGCGCTGTCGGTCGGGCTTGATCAGGACGGAGGAAATGGGGATGAAACGCATGGGAGTTTACTCGCTGGTTGGGGGTTGGGAATAGGACGCGGGAATGCCCCGGCATGGGCCGGGATATGGCCGCCATTGGGTCGAAAATTGGGGTTGGTGCAATGGTATCCCCCGGCCAGAAAATAGCCCAAAACGGGCAAATTTCTTCGGGGGATTACTGCTAGTAACTGCGAAAAGCACGGGTAAATACCTCGGGCAAGGATTAAGAATAAAAAGACCCCCAGACGAAATGCCCTTGCCGCAGGGAGAAAACGGCTGGTTTTGAAACGTGTCTGGGGGTACTAAAAAGAAGGGCGCTCATAACACCCTTGATTTTAGCTTTTACATCTTAGCGACTTGCTTGACCTCAGCGTAGATGTTGTCGCCGTCAGCGCGGTGTTCGACTTTAACCTTGGCGGAGTGACCGACCAGCATGGTGAAGGAGAAAGGTTGGCCGGGGGTGTTCATGCCAGTGGCTTCGCGCAGACGACCGAGGCCGATATTCTTGCCCTTGCCCATGTCCAGTCCACCGGATTCGGACATGTCCAGCATGACGCCTTGTTTGACGGTGACCTCGTCGCGGCCGAGTAAGCTACGAACACCAGCGTCGTCGAGGGACCATTGGATATCCAGGGCGATGCCGGCTTTGCTCGGGTCGGCTTTCGACTGCCACGGACGGGCTTTAACTTCCTTGACAACTGCGAAATATTCGCCAACGGGAACTGGGACAAGCTTCGTGTCATTGGACTCGTTGATTTGCATGTCCAGAAATTGCTCAGGGGAAAACATACTCATGATAGGCTCCAGAATGAAAAGAAAAGGTTATGCCGCTGAGGTTAGACGCGTTTACAAGCAGTGGCCACTCGTCATACGCGCCGGGAATTAATCATCAGCCATTCCCGGCCAGCTGTCAACTACTATTTGTCAAGCGTTAGCCGCACGCGCTTGCCATTTCTTCACAATCGGCGCGAAGCTCGGTGGGTTATCCGACTTGATCGGGAGGTTCCGGGTTTTGAGGTCCGCCATCACGTTCGCGGTGTCCCAGGTCCACTTATCACCTTGGCGCACTGTGAGAATGACATCGGAGAACATCGCAGGAATCTTTGGTGCAAGCGCTTTTCCCAGTGTGCTGGCCATGAGCTTAACGCCGCCGAGGACCATGTCGCTTTCGCGCTCAACATGGCTAAGTAACACGAAATGACAGTTGCATCCATCGCAGAGCTTTCGAAGGAGTCCTTCCAGCTGCTGCTGAGCGATGCCCCAGTCGGATTGGCTGCGAACGGGCTTGCCGCCGATGACCAAGTTGAGTGCGGCGGTGTTGAGTCCGGTGAGGGAGTCAATGACGAGGGCACGCTCGGTTGTCCAGGTGTTGACCGCACCAAACTTGGTACCTGTCCGTTGATCTTCGAAGTCATTGAGTACCTTGAAAACTTCCATGTATTGGTTGTAGCGGGACTTGTTCGGGTCAACCATCTTTGCGAGCATTTCCAGCGAAAAGGTGTTGATTTTGGTGGCTGTGTCGAGCATGTCCAAGAACGAGGTGTCGGGAGCCTTGACGGTGTGCCAATGCAAGTTAGCGGGGATTGGCAGGCCGCGGTCGGTCCAGTAGCCAAGCACGGATTCCAGCCCCGGCTCGAGCGCCAAGTAGAACACCTCAATGCCGGAGTCGACAAGGGTGCCGATGCTGTGCGTTTTCCCGGAACCGGCAGGCCCCATGAGCATACAATTAAATCCAGGTAGACTAGATTTAGTCGGTTTATTTGATAAAGCTTGCTGTTCCATAATTTCTCACTAATCCTTGGTAAATTGCCTGAACACTACAGTCAAATTTTTTAGCTATTGAGGCCAGTGTTGCCCCTTGAGTTCGTAACCTACGCGCTTCTGTAAAATCGGCTTTTTGATTCGGCCCATTTCCTGCTAAGGCTAGGTCAATCATATTTTCCGCTTGTGTACCTAACTTGAGATGCGCTATATTTACGCAGTCCTTTCTTGTACAAGTATGACGAACTACTAGACCTTTTGGGATGTCTCCGACGAACAACCTGTATGCGGCTTGCGAGGCTGGTAACATTCGTCGAAGCATCCAAAATCTCCCGTAGCCTGCAGCATCACAAGCAGCTGTCCATACAATACACCCATCAGGAAGTTGCATTGTCTTTTCCTTAAACCTGAGCTTAGCATTTTCCATAACTGAACCATCGGTAGTTGATAAGTCTCTAGACTATACTGGGTAAAAACAATTGTCAACCCCCGATGGGAATTACTTTAGAGTGAGGAGAAAACAAATGAAGTTGAAAGCGAGGACGCAGAGGATGATTGTGGTTAGCATTTCGGTAACTCCTGAATGTTGTTGAGGGCGGAGCGCAACTGGCGTTCCTGCTGCATGAGGGAAAGGAAGGTAATGTTTAACTCCTGTCGGGTTTTTTCGGGAATGTCTGCGGAACGATTGCAAGCAGCTTGCATGTTACCTATGGCACCAGAGACGAGGTAAAGCAGCCATGCGAGTTCACGCTGCTGTTGCTGTTGGGGGGGGTGTTGGCTTTTTCATAACTTGCTAAGCGAAGTTGAAGTTCATAGGCGACGACCTCTGGAGGGAGTTCATCGAAGTTTTTACACCACGCAGCAATAAACGACCCATCGCCGTGTTTGCTGCAGTAGCGCATTTGGAATGCCCATTGCGGGGCACCTTCCTGCACGACCCGGCCCCAGACCTCGCCGCAAGCAGCACACATCAAACCGACATGGACTGCTTGCGGCTCGGTATCTGACCACATGGCTCGGCGGGGACTGCTGCCGAGTAGCTGGTTGCCTAGGAAGTAGAGTGTCCCCACGAGGCCCCCCATTCGGCTACCGACAACTCGCGACGAGCTAGTGGGTCCCAGACGCGCTGCTCGAAGTACATCGGCAACCACGCTTCTGGGTCCGGCGACTTGCAGACTGTTGTCATACTGCATCCTCCATACTCAGCGCAAGCGTGGTCGAGTGAGTAGTCCCAATGCCCCTCCTTCCACATGGCGATAGCCCTGGCAATGTCCCGGTGGGTTTGTTCGTACCAGCGGTCAACCTCATACGGACTGCGATAGGTTACGTGCTGCAGGTGGTCGTACTTGGTCTTGAGGATGGATACACCGCGGACGAGAGTCCCTTGCACGTTGAGTCCGGCGCGGTTCGCTGCCCACTGGTAGCCTGTGAATTGGCTGCGCATCTCCCACTGCTTGCCCCAGCTCGCACCCAAGCTCGATGTTGTCTTTTCATCAACCGCATACTGCCCGCCACAGAACTCCGCGATCATATCAGCTCGTCCGGTGTAAAGGATTGGGTCGCCGGTAACTGGG